GCGGTTCTTTCAATTACCAAATTGATGTAAAAGCTGATAGCGAATTCGTACTTCCTGGTACTACAATCAAAGTTGTAGCAGTTGCAGGTCTTAACGGAACTAACAAAGTTTACGCTATGCGTTTAAGTAACTTGTTCTTAGGTACTGACTTATTGAACGAAGAGGAAAAGTTCGAAATCTTCTATGCTAAGGAAGCTGACCAAGTGCGTTTTGTAAGCGAATTTAAAATGGGAGTGAACTTCGCATTCCCAGACGAGATTGCTGCTTTCGTTCTTGCATAATTTATAGGGTAGGTTGAAATACACCTACCCATTTTTTCAAACTAATTTAATTCAAACAATATGCCTTGCGCTTTAACTCAAAATTATACCTTAGATTGTAAAGACAGTTTAGGTGGTATTACTGAGGTTTATTTCATAGCAGCAGCAGATGTTACTTCTACAACAGAAGCGAGTGGTGTTATTACCGCTTTAGTAAAAGCATCGGGCAAGAAGTTCTATAAGTATGAACTTGTAAAAGGCACTTCTCAATTAGTTGAGAATGTTAATGCAAACGTACAGAACGGAACTATCTTTTATGCTCCAGAATTAACCATAGTATTAAATAAATTACAAGCGAACACAAGAAACGAAATCTTGTTGTTGGCTCAAAACACTTTAGTAGCAGTTGCCAAAGATAACAATAACAAATATTGGTATTTAGGAAAAACAAGAGGCTTAGACCTTACAGGCGGTAGCGCAGGTACAGGTACGGCAGAAGGCGATAGAAGTGGTTACACTCTAACCTTCACAGGTGCGGAAGCTGCCCTTGCTCCAGAAGTAAACTCAACTGTGGCAGGTCAATTAACCACCGCAGGTTCTTAGGTTGTTTTGGTTTTGTATATAGATGCCCTCGTCTTTAATTAGGCGGGGGTTTTTTATTTTGCAAACAATCGCAATAGTTTATATTTATAGTTGTGATAAGATTAACTAAGGGGCAAACCCAAAATATTATACTTACTTTGACTGAAAAGCAACTTCTTACAAATCCAAACTATTTGTTTGTGTTTGAGAATAGAAGCACCAACACCGAGATAAAGTTTATTAAATTAAACAATACGGATATTAGCGGATATAAAGAAAGGTTTAATGAGTTTAGCATTGTAGTCAATGATTACTTTGATTGCTCTTTAAACGGGCAATATTCGTACTCTGTTTACGAACAAGCAAGTACTACCAATAAGAATACAACAGGCTTAAACCTGCTTGAAAGTGGCATTATGGAACTTTCAGGAACTACTATATCATACAACGAATACGAAACAACAAGCACATTCACAATTAGACAATAATGGAAATACAAGTATTGACATTTGCGGAAGCAAAGCAGCCAGAATATAAAGAGAAAAAAGGCGAAGGGTATATGCAGTATGGTCAAAATAATGACTATCCGCAATACTTATTAGACCTATTTAACAAATCTGCAAAGCATAACGCTATCATTCGTGGCAAGGTAAACTACATTGTCGGCAATGGTTGGGCAGGAGAGCAAGATATTGTTAAGAAGGTTAATAGAGAAGAAACCCTTAACGACCTAACTAAAAAGGTTGCTTTAGATTTAGAACTATTTGGCGGTGCTTATATCCAAGTTATTTGGAGCGTAATGGGTAGTCAAATCGCTGAATTGTGGCATTGTGATTATACAAAGATTAGAACCAATAAAGACAATACTCAATTTTGGTATAAAGAAGATTGGAAGCTTACACGCAACCAAGAAAAAGCTGAAGTTTACAATGCGTTTAACCCTGCTAACCCACAAGGTGTGCAGATACTTTATGTTAAGGAGTACCGACCAGGAATGAACGTTTATAGCCTTCCTGGTTATTTCGGTGCGCTTAACTACATCGAAAGTGATGTTGAAGTTAGTAAGCACGTTTTAGGTAATGCTCAAACAGGCTTTAGTGCTAGTAAACTTATTACTTTACCAAACGGAGAGCCAAGCCCTGAAGAGAAGCGACTTGTTAGCAGACAATTCGACAATATGTACACGGGTGCAGACGGCAAGAAGTATTTACTTGCTTTTGTAAACGATGCAGCTCGTAAGCCTATTGTTGATGACTTAGGTGCTAGTGATTTAACTAAAGAAGATTTTAGCCGTGTAGACGAGTTAATACAAACTAACATATTTAGCGGACACCAAATTACAAGTCCTGACTTGTTTGGTATTGCCGTTCCAGGTCAATTAGGAAACAGACAACAAATGCGTGATAGCTACGAGATATTCCGTAACACATACGTTCACTACAAACAAATGCAAATTGAAGGCGTATTTAATATGCTTGGTCAATATGCAGGAGTAACCGAGGAGTTAAAGCTTCAACCTGTAGACCCTATTGGAATTGACTTTAGCGAAAGCGTAATTAAAGAAGTTGCACCTAAAGAATGGATATTAGAGAAGCTTGGTATTGACCCTACTAAATACGGATTGCCTCTTGAAACCGAGCAACCAATGGCAGCAAGTCCTTTAAGTGTGAACGAGCATATTAAAGGCTTAAAAGGTCGTGAGTGGCAGAATATGCAGCGTATTATTCGTGATTTTAATAAGGGCAAGATAACAAGGGAACAAGCAAGTTCTATGTTAAAAGGTGGATATGCTTTAAGCGATGACGAAGTAGCTACTTGGTTAGGAACTGAAGAACTTGAATTTAGCGAAGAAGATTTTAAAATTTTCTATGAGTTTGGCGATGACGAAGATAACTACAACGTATGGAGTGAGCGTAGAAAGTTTGAAGATAACCAATTTCAAGCGTTTGCAGATGTAACGCAATTACAAAGTAATATCTTAGATTTAATTAGTAAGCAAAAGTATATTACACCTGAAGTTATTGCAGAAACACTGAAAGAAGATGTAGGTGCAGTAAAGCGTGTTATTAATACTTTAGTTGAAAAAGGTTTTATTAAAGCTACCGAGGTTAAGATAGGAAAAGGCATTGACCAAAACATTCAAATCGAAAGAACATTAACAAGACCTTTAAGCGAGATTGTAGAAGCTATGAAGCCTGAAACAACCGAGATTTTAATACGTTATGCGTACAAATGGAAGTCAGGTTTTAGCAATATAGACATTAGAACAAGCAGACCATTTTGTAGATACTTAGTAGGTGCAAAGAAGGTTTATAGTATGTCTGAAATTCAGCAAATGAGTGCAAGGCTTGGCTACGATGTTTTTGAACGTGGTGGCGGTTGGTACACATTACCAGGAACAAACACACATAGTCCAAGTTGTAGACACGAGTGGAAGTCAATGATAGTAACGAGAAAAAAATAAGAAATGAGCTTAAACACATTATTCATAAGCGTACAGAATATTAAAGACAGGTCTGGCTTACACGCTAACGTAGACGAGAAACTTGTATTGCCTGAAATTAAGACCGCACAAGACATCTATATCTTACCTGCGCTTGGTAGTGCTTTATACAATCGTTTACAAGACGGCATTAATAACTGCACACTAAACCCTGACGAAACAACGTTATTGGATAACTACATAGCAGATACTTTAGTACACTATGTACTTAGTGAGTTACCAATGGGTTTGTCTTATCAGTTCTACAATAAAGGTTTGTTAAGAAAGAGCGGAGAAAATACCGAAAACCCTTCAATGCAGGATATGATTGACGTGGCTAATAGATACAAGGCTCGTGCCGAGTTCTACAAGCAAAGAATGATTAAATACCTAAAAGAATATTCAACAACTTACCCTGAATACCTCAATCCTGGAAGTGGCATTGATGCAATCCACCCCGAAAACGATGCTTATACAACGAGCATTTGGCTTGGCGATTTTGATTGCTGCGCAGGTAAAAGCTTCGAGGAATTATATCAAGGGAATAGAGGTTGTAGCGACTGTTAATATGAGCAAAGTAACAACAATAAAAAACCAAAATAAACTTCGTGTTTATTTAGAAAAAATTAAGAATGAGCCTGACGTTAAACCAAATAACAAAACAAATAACGACACTCGGAAACGACCACGAACAAATTAACTTTGTTTACTTTGGCGATGTGTGGGAACGTTTAAGCAATGGCGAGGTTACTTACCCTGCTATGTTCTACACTTTAACAGGTGCGACTATAAACGCTAAAAATATTACTTACAATTTTAGCCTTTATTTTATGGACAGAATGTTAATGGAAGAGACAAACGAAACCGAAGTTTTATCTGATATGACTTTAGTAGGGCAAGATATTGTAGCGCAGCTTAGATACCCTAAAGCTATTTGGGATATTGGAGACACCGCACCTTTAACTTACTTTACCGAAAGCGACCCTGACTATCTTGCAGGAGTTAAGATAGATATAACAATGGAATTACCTTACCTAAACGACAGATGTCAAGTACCATCAATTTACACTTATTAAAATTAAAATATGTCTTGTAGTTCATCAACCGCAGATTTTCGCCCTGCACAATATAATATCCAACTTTGGCGGAACGATAGTTGGGTACAAACATTTGCCATAACTGCGGATAACGTAGCAGTAAACTTAACAGGTTCTACTATTACTATTCAGGTTCGCAAAACTGCTAACGCAAGTGCAGTGGATTTAAGCTTATCAACGGGCGGTAATGGTATAACTATTGCAGGTGCAAGTAATAACCAAATTGTTTTAAACAAAGTTGTTAATATTGCAGCCGGTAACTATTTATATGATATGAATGTAACCTTCCCTTCTGGTGTTGTTAAGACATACGTTTGGGGAACTTTTTTAGTACAAGAAGATATAACTAAGATTTAATGAGTACAACAATAACACCTACTGAGCAGAATATAGATATTAACGTTACAAACGATGTAATAGATATTAATGTTACCAACGAAATAGTAGATGTTAATGCTACTACTCAACAAATAGATATTAATGTTGCAGGTGCTTATCCTATACCTAACCCTGTTTTGTCGGTGTTTGGTAGAACGGGCGTAGTAGTTGCAACCGAGGGCGATTATACTTTAACACAATTAGGCGATGTAACTTTATCAAGTCCATCAAACGGGCAGGTGTTAAAATACAACGGCACTGCTTGGGTTAATGGAACAGATGCAGGTGGTATTACTACACTAAATACTTTAACTGCATTAAGTCAAACTTTTGCAACGGGTACAAGTGGAACGGATTTTAATATTTCAAGTGCAACGGCTACCCATACCTTCAATCTACCTACGGCAAGTGCTACTAATCGTGGTGCTTTATCAAGTGCAGATTGGACTACTTTTAACAATAAGCAAAACGCTTTAACTAACCCAATAACAGGAACAGGTGCAAGTGGACAGGTAGCTTACTTTAATGGTACTACAAGTTTAACAAGTAACGCTGCATTTGCTTGGGACAATGTAAATGGTAGATTAGGGATTGGAGCACCTATAAATGCAATATTATCTCAAACTACATCTGCAATATATCTTGCAAAAGAAAATAGTACAAACGGTATAATAAATACTGTTGCATCTAATGACCCAAATCATAGAGCGATTTTTGGTAGTATTAAATCAAAAGGAACTTTATTATCTCCAACGGCAGTACAAGCTGGAGATTGGATTGCATCATTTGTTGGAATTGCTTATGACGGAACACAGCAACAACTTGCTTCAGCTATACAATTTGAAGCTGAGTCAAATGCCTCTTCTGGTTCTGCCCCACAACTTATAAATTTAATTACAGGGTCAACAGGAGCAAATAGAAGCACAAAATTACAAGTTCGTTCTAATGGTAATGTAATAATTCAAAATGGTGGTACATATTCTGATGGTGGTTTCCTTCTTGATGTTAATGGAACAACAAGATTACAATCTACTTTAACAGTAGGAGGAACTGCATTAATATCAACAGAACAAGCAATAATATCAAATAGTGCTGCACAACAATTAAGGTTATATAATAGCTCAACAACTGCAGGCGCACAAGCACAATTAACTTTAACAACAAATACAAATGGGCCTATAAGTTCTGCAATTGCAGCAATATCATTAACTAACACGGGTAATCAAACATTGAGTTTTTTTACTCCAAATACTGGAACTGTTACAGAAAAGCTAAGGATATATAATACAGGAAATGTAGTAATCCAAAACGGAGGCACATTCACAGACGCAGGTTTCCGTCTTGACGTTAATGGTACTGCAAGAGTACAGGGGAATATGATTCTAAATACAATGAATCTTGGAATAGGTACGGGAAGTACAACAAATCAAAATATGGCATTTGGTTTCCAAGCAGGTAGTGGGGCAAATACAGGAACAGGCGGAAATATGTTTTTAGGTTATCAAGTAGGTAGAGTTAATACAAGTGGAAGTTACAATGTAGGACTTGGGTATGTAACCTTATTTTCAAATACAACAGGAATACAAAATACTGCAATTGGAACAGATGTTTTATATTTTAATACAACAGGAAGCAATAACACAGCAATTGGAACAAATGCTGGAACTTTTATATCAGGTGGAGTATCACCAGCAACAATAGTTAATAACTCAATATTTATTGGTTATCAGGCTTATCCACTTGCATCTTCCCAAACTAATCAAATTGTAATAGGTTACGATGTTGTAGGATTAGGTTCTAACACAACTTCAATAGGTAACGCTTCAACAGTAACAACCGCTATTTATGGCGATTTACTTATAGGAACAACAACTGCTCTTGCTTCAACCAAGTTCACATTAGGTGGCTCTGAAACTGCAAGCGGTGCAATAGCAAGAGGTGGATTAATAAACACTACCTTAGTAGCAGCAGCAAACAATGATGTATTAGTAGGATTAGATATTAACCCTACGTTTACTAATGGAGCGTTTACGGGGGTGACAAATGCAGGTTTTAGAATGCAAAGTGGGGTAGCTTTATTTAATACGACGAGTCAAATTGCTACAGGTTACACATTACAAGTCGTAGGAGCAGGTGGCGGTTCAGCATTATTTCTGAACAGTGCGAGAACACAAGCATTAAATATAAATCTTACAACGGCAGGAGAAACAAGAATTTATGGAGATTATTTTGGTGCAGGTGCAGACCAAAAATTAATACTAGGAACATTTGCAGGTAGAGCAAGTCAATTAGTATTACAAACAACAGGTAACGTAGGAATAAATACATCAACAGACGCAGGCTTTAGGTTAGATGTAAATGGTACTGCAAGGGTGCAATCTACAATGCAAGTAGCAACAACATTAACTGTACAGAGAAATCAATCAGTTGGTGATGTAACTTTGTCATTAGATAATAGTGGTGGTGTTAGTAATTGGAGAGGTAGTATAGCATACAGAACAGAATCGGGTGGTGGAAATCAAAGAATGGTTTTTAATTCACAAGGAAGTGATGTAATTTCTATTTTTGGAAGTGGTGGAAGGACTGTAATGGGGCAAAGTCATACTTTATCAGATTTTGTTTCATCTGCTGTTTTAAATTTAGTATCAACTACTTATGGATTTTTACCGCCTAGAATGACTACCACACAAAAAAATGCAATAGTAACACCAGCGCCAGGATTAATGGTTTACGATACAACTTTAAATAAATTAGCGGTTTACACAGGCGCAGCTTGGGAAACTGTAACAAGCTTATAAAACAAAATAAAAATGAAACAAATCGAACCAGTGGTATTCCCACTAAACTTAGGTACAGCAGTTATCTTAAACTCATACTGCATCAATGACAATTTAAGCACTTCTGCAACCTTTTACTATGCGCTATTAAGCGATACACAAGCGCAACTATCTCAAGGCAACTTGACAATGGAAGGGCAAGATTATGCTGATTGGCAGACAAACCAATATGCGTATGACTGGATAGCTGCAAAAATCAATGTTACAATCGTAGGCGATTATGTAGAAAATACAGAAATCTAATATAACTTTACAAAAAAAACAACTATGAAAAACAAACAACTATTACAATTAGTAAGTAACATCAATGCCGTTATTGGCAATCAGGACACCAAGACCCAGAAAAAGCTTTTCAAAATTTATAGTAAGCTTAAGACTTACCACGATGATTATAACACCGAAGTAGAAATCTTGCGTTTAGACAATGCCCAAACCGACGATAAGGATTGCTTGTTACTTGACGACAAAGGGTCTTATCGGTTCACAAAGGAAGGTATCAAGAAGCTTACTAAGGACATCGAGGCTTTAAATGATAAAGAATTTGACTTTCAAATAATTAACGTAGTCAATCAAGAAGGCTTACAGGACTTTACTTTCTTAGAAGATTGGACTACAGGCATCGAATTTAACAAACAAGAAGAAGAAGAACTATAATGGAAAATAACCACCAAGCAGACCAATCAACAATCGTATCTTTAATTAGTGCTACTATAAGCATTACAAGTATTCAACCACTATTCACATTGATTGCAAGTTTGGTGGCTATTGTTTCTGGCGGTATGGCTATCCGATATTACTACAAAATGACTAAAAAGCTTAAATGAGATTAATTCTTTTAGCCTTATTACTTACGTCTTGCGCCTCAGTTAAGAAGGCATCGGAGCGTTTAGATAGCACTGTTGTCAAGACCTTTGACTCGGTGCGTGTAGTCGTTTTAGATAGCGTAACTAAAATAGTAGAAAAGGAAGAGTATTTTACCAAGACCATTACTTACTACGATACTTTGTGGGTTACTAAGGATAGTATGATTACAATTCCTAAGTACACGGAGACCTACACAAGAGGCACAAAAGAGAAACAAACGGATAGTAAGCAGACCAAGACGGACTCAATGGCTCTCAATCGCACAGAAAGTACCCAAATTTCGAAGATAACTAAAACTAAGGATAAGTCCTTTAGCGAATTTTATAAGGCTCTAATTGCCCTTATTTTGATAATTACGCTAATCTTATTCTTTTGGAAACGTAAATAATATGGCAAAAGCAGCAAGAAGCGTAAACGTATCGGCTAACCCGTTACCGATTTCATTCAAAGAGTTTAGCAAGAACCCTGTCGTTGGTATGCTATTTTTATGTATCTGCGGTATTAGTTACCTCTATATCGACAATGCAAAGCGTAACGAAAAGCAAGACGAAAAGATAGGAAGCTTGTATGAAATGGTGCGTAAGAGCGATAGCAGTAACGCAGCAAGTACGGCTCGTTTAGAAATGGCAGTAGACCTTAAGGCTCTTAAAAAGTTTAAGTAATGCGCTATTTATTATTAATAGCTTTGATAGGTTGCGGAACTAAAGCCGACAATCAAATCAAAGAGTTACAACACAAAGTAAAACAAAGCCAAGTGCAAAGTGAAGCGGTGCAGGGTGTGGCTTCTCAGGATAATAAGAAGGTAATAACTAAGACAGTAAAAACTATTGTTACCTTAAAACAAGAAGTAAAAGAATTAAAAACGGAACTAAATGAAGTTAAGGCTAAATTGGACTCCGCTAATTCTGTTGATACTAATAGCACCAAGTTTCAGTTACGCCCAATACGTTAAGAAGATAGGCGGCGAGGATAAGATTGTTATTAGCCGTACAGAAGGCGAAAAGATTAACAACTCATTTGATAGCCTAACTAATTTAGTAAGCTACCAAAACACACGAATAGATAGCTTAATTAAAGCTAACATCAAAACAAGGGATAGCCTTCGCATTGATCTACTTACCCTTAAAGATACCCTTACCCAACGCAATAAAATATCAAACGATACGTTAAACGACTATCGTAATAGGTATTATAAAAACATAGCAATTTACGAGCAGTACGAAAAGGATATGAACTTTGAATTAAAACTTCATAGGCTTAATTCTGTTTTGTTTGCTATGCTAACATTATTTCTATACTCACAAATAAAATAAGATGCAATTAAACGACAAAGGTAAAGACCTTATTAAATTCTACGAAGGCTGCAAATTAACTTCTTATCAATGCAGTGCAGGGCATTGGACTATTGGTTTTGGTAATACGTTTTATAATGACGCAAGTAAAGTTAAACCTGGAGATAAGATTAGCCAAGAACGAGCAAATGAGTTATTTGAAATTATAGCTAAAGAGTTTGCTGATAAGGTTGCTTCATTAGTTAAAAGCACAGTTACTCCTAATCAATTCGCAGCCCTTACAAGCTTTGCCTATAACGCAGGTATCGGTAACCTAAAAAGCTCTACTTTACTAAAGAAGGTAAATGCTAACCCTAATGACCCTTCAATAGCTTTAGAGTTTGCTAAGTGGGATAAAGCAGGTGGCAAAGTTCTTGCAGGTCTTACAAAACGTAGAGCATCTGAGTCAAAATTATACTTCACACCTTAAATATAAAATATGAAATGGTTAGCCAATTTATTATCAGACGAAAGAGGTAGCGTGTCTACAAAGCGAGTTATTGCTTTACTATCGGCTTTATTTATCTGTGTTACCTTATTAGCTAATAGCTTCACGCATCAAGAGATTGCCCCTTCGGATAAACTTGTAGATGCCGTAATGGTTATTTGCATTGCTGCAATGGGTACTACTACAATAGATAAATTCAGCCAAAAATAAACAATGCTAAAATCAAAACGCAAACGACTATTCTTTGACATCGAAACCTCTCCTAACATTGGCTTTTTCTGGAGCGCAGGTTACAAGCTTAATGTAACTGCCGATAGCATTATTAAAGAACGTGCTATTATTTGCATCTGCTATAAGTGGGAAGACGAAAAAGAAGTTTACCATTTGGAATGGGATAGCAAACAGAATGACAAAAGAATGCTACAAAGTTTTGTAGAAGTAGCCAATACTGCTTCGGAATTAGTAGGACATAATGGCGACAAGTTCGACCTAGCGTGGATAAGAACACGTTGTTTGTTTCACGGCATAGAAATGTTTCCTAAGTACGTTACAATCGACACGCTAAAAGTAGCACGTCAAAAGTTTAGATTTAATAGCAACAAGCTAAATTATATAGCTGATTACTTAGGCATTGGCACTAAAATAAAGACCGAATATAGTTTATGGAAGAACATTGTCTTGCATAAGGACAAAGTGGCGATGGCTAAAATGATTAAGTACTGCCAGAAGGACGTTGTGTTATTAGAGCAAGTATTTAACGCACTTAAAAACCACATAGAACCTAAAACACATTACGGAGTTATCTTCGGACAAGACAGAGGCTCTTGCCCTGAATGTGGAAGCGATGATTTGATTATTTCACTTCGTAGAACAACCGCAACGGGTGTAAAGAAAATACAATACAAGTGCAAAACTTGTTTTAAGATACATAGCAAAACCGACAAATAATGGACAGTAAAATATTAGCAGCAGTAATAGAAGATATGCGTAGACGTGAACTTGTAGGGAAATCAAAGTACGGAACTACAATGGACAGAAGTGATTTAAACACAGGTCAATGGATAACGCACCTAAAGGAAGAGCTGCAAGATGCAATCCTTTACCTCACTAAACTTGAACAAATACACAATGCGCCTCAAAAAGATATTTAGCTTCGGCAACATATTAGACCGAGATACCTACGAGCAACTAAGGGAATTAGATTACACCAATCCTAACTTCAAGGGTTGCGCTGACGAGTTCCAGTTCAATCGTGAATGGTGGGTTATGATTGACCAAGGCGAGATAGTAGCTTACTGCGGTTCTATTTACTCTAAAGGCATTTGCATATTTAATCGTGCGTGGGTTAGAAAAGATTATAGAGGGCAAGGCATACAAAAACGAATGATTAAGACCAGGTTAAAAGCAGCATCTACTTTTTGCCATATAGCCATTACATACACAACCTTAGACAACTTCCCTTCAGCTAATAACCTTATCGATTGTGGGTTTAGGCTTTACTTACCTGAATATTCATACGGGGGTTCTGACAAGCTTTATTATCAAAAGTTGCTTTAAAGTGCAACTTATTATAAAATGGGAAAACTTATGGCAACAAGAGTAAAAGTAACATACATAGCTATAAATGAGTATAAGCCTATACTATCTGCTTCATCTTTTAAGGCAATTAAAGAAGGCTTAGATGAGTATTATGGTGTAGATAAAGGACAAGCTGAATGTTTAGGATTTACCCCATATTATACAAAATACCCTGATGATTATGAAGGTTATTATTCTTATTCATATACAATAAAACAATATGATAAAGAAATAACTAATATAGATGTAGTTAAGATTTACTGCGTAGAATACTATCCGTATACAATTTATAAAGTTTAAAGGTAATAAAATGGAAAACGAAACCAAACCAGACATCACAAGATTAGAAGTAATTAACCACGCAACGAATGACCGCCCAATAGGTAGGATATTAACTTTATACCAAGAACTTGGCGACTTCAAATCAATAGAACTATCCTTTCAAGACGGGGGTAAAACACTTAAAATCTTCTTAGATTAATTAAAAAAAGGTAGTAATACTACTACTTTTGGCTGCATTTTACTACCGACTTTGGCAAGTTTTAGCTTTACTTTGTACGTTATTTTGTACGTTTCTAAGTACAAATGCAACATTGTTGCAAAAATAATTCTAAAATATTTTAATAGTTTTGCACTTTGTATTGTGCATTGTTGTATATTTGTGTAAACAAAACACAAAATGACACACTTAACCACCTACCAAATGTTCCAATATCAGCGATACGGGAACATATTAATCGACGGGGATAGGAGTACATCAAACCCTTATGACCCTGCCTTATTGCCTAAAAACTACGATTACGAAGATGACGATTACACGTTTACTCGTTGGGTAGAAAACAATGCAGAACTTGAACTTTTAAAAAACGAAGTATATGAAGATTGAATTTGTAAAAGAAACTAAGCCAGACGGCACGATTTTCTACTATACTTTAGTAGATAACAAATACGATAGTATGAGTATGTACTTAGAATACTCACAGGCATACGAGTACTTTGTAAGCCTAAAGAAAAGACAAGAACCTATTATCGAAATTTTAGAACACTATTCAATAGACATACAAAACAAATAATATGAAGACCGCAAAACTTGGAGATATTTTTAAATATGAAAATCAATTAGTAGAAGTAAGATGGATTAATCGGGGCGAAAAATCTATTGGATTTATACCTGTTAATGCTAAACCTTGTTCTTGTTGTGGTGAAATTAAATCTTGGGAAGTTATAGAAAGTTCACCTAATTTTCAACAATCAGCAGAACCAATTAATACAATAACTAAAACAAATAACAATGAGCCTAATTAAAATCCAACAGGAATTAAAAGCACCTAAAAACCAATTCAACGCTTTTGCTAAATACAAGTACCGAAGTGCAGAAGATATTATCGAAGCTGCAAAGCCTATCTGCCATAAGTACGGCTACGCTTTAATGTTAAGCGACGAAGTAATAGAAGTAGGCGGTCGA